TATGAATTATATGATTCCAGGAAATGCTGCAAGTAATGCAGCATCTGATCAAACAAGAGATCAAGATGAAACCCAATGGAAAGATTCAGTTAAAACTACTAAAGAAATTTATGGAACAGGATTCGTTCCTACAGGTGAATTAAATCGACGATCAATAGGAAGTGGAACTACTACTATAAATCCTGAAATCGATGCGATGAAAAAACCAGTCCATCCTCTGGCAAAAGTTTTAGCAGACCAAGGATTAGTAATGGACACTGTTAGAGGAACACATACTAGTAGTTCTAGACGTGAAACTCCAAGTAATGTTTTTGGCATTAGCACACCAGGGCCACTTGACAAGAGGACTAATTCTCAAAAAGGTAGGATAGGTAGGGCATCTAATAAAGTTAATAAATTTGTTAGTCGATTAGGCGGCCATACATTTATTATGGATGATGGAAATGATCGTCGATTGAGAAAGTATAAACCAAACGAAGGCCCACCAGAATATGCTGACTTAGAATCAGGAGACACTGGCGGGCTTGTTGAATTTCCACATGATGAAAGTTTCCGTATACGAACTCGAACAGGACATCAAATACTTTTACACAACAGTGAAGATTTAATTTATATCACTAATTCTAGTGGATCAGCATGGATTGAATTAACTAGCCAAGGTAAGATTGATATATATTCCGCTGATAGTATTAGCATACGAACAGAAACAGATTTTAATTTTGTTGCTGATAGAGATATTAATTTATCAGCAGGAAGAAGCATTAATTTACATTCAGCATCTAGGACGAATATAAATTCTAACGATAATATAAACATTAGATCCGACTCTACGGTTTATGTTAATGCTGATAGCAATTTACATTTAAAATCTACTGGTAAAACTATGATCAGTGGTGACTCAAATGTTGAAATTAAAACTCAAACTTTTAAATTAGGCAGTAGCACCGCAGACATATTAACAGCAGGGGCTATGCATATTACAGCTAACGGAAATCTTGAATTTAAGAGTAATGGCAGTGCCTTTATAAGTTCAAGCGGTAGTTTAGAAATATTAACCGGTGTTAGCACTAAAATTACAGCATCTAATGTTCATATTAATACTTCTGGAACTGCATTTATTACAAGTGTTAAAACTGAATTAAACAGTTCAGGAAATACTTTAATTACAAGTGCTAGCACCCAATTAAAAAGTTCTGGAGCAATCATTTCAAACGGGGCTACAGTTGATATAGCAGCAACAGGCGGAAATATTACAGCTACTGGAACTAATATTAAATTAAATTCTGGTGCCGCTGGTACTTCATCTGAAGCTGGAACAGCAGACATATCTAAACAAGCAAACGAAGCAACAGCAGCCGGCGGAGCTGAGTCTGCTCCTAAATTAGTTTTATTTCCGTTACCTGGAATAGGACAGACTATTGTTAAAAGGGCTCCAACTCAAGAACCGTGGGATCATCATGAGAATACGAATCCGGCAGGATTCACTGATGATCTCACTGATAGGCAGTCATCACAGATGCCGTATGCCAAGGACGGACCAAGAGTTGAAATACGAAGCACTTCTGATAATGACAAAGTTCCTTCGGAGTTAGGTGGCAATGCTGGATATGATGGACAATCAGCTGAAGGTGTCGCAGGCGGCGGCCTAGGAAATAGTCGAAGGAAATCTAAACTTCCACCTGATTCTTCTAACTCAACAACTGAAACTATCAATGAAGCACAACTTGCTAAAATGCCTCAAGAATGGACTAAAGATCAAGATTTCCTCAGTGCTGTCCAGTCTCTTGCTAAAAAGATGGGTTCTAAACCTGTAGAGTTGTTAGCCCTAATGATGTTTGAATCAGGAGGAACAATGAGTCCATCAACAACTAACAGTTTAGGTTATACTGGATTAATACAATTTGGAAATTCAGCATGTGAAACATTATCTAAGTATTATAAGATAAACATTGATACATCACAGTTAAGACAAATGAGCCGTGTTCAACAAATGGAATGGGTTGACAAGTATTTTAGTTTCTGGATGAAAAATAAGAATGTTAAACCGCCTATGACTTTAGCTCAGATGTATATATTAGTAGCATTACCAGGGTATGTTAATGCGCCTCCTAACGAGACTCTTGCTGGACCTAATGGACCAAACTATCCAATTTGGAAAGCTAACCCTGGATGGAGAGTTGGTGGCAGCAAAACTAATGATGTTATAACAAGAGAATCTATCGGAAGTGCTCCTAGACAGTATATACCTAAAGTCCAAGGATTATTAGATCGAAATAATGTTAAATTTGAATAGGAGTAATAACGATGGCAGTGCAGGGTTATAATAATCTACAAATAGGATCAGGAAACAATCAAAAAACTTTTCTTCCTAGGACATATAAAGGTTTTAGTACAGTTAATACTAGTTCTATTAAAGGATCCTTGTATGATTTAGCATTGATTAAGCAAGACTTAATTAATCAATTCCATATACGTAAAGGAGAAAAATTAGAAAATCCTGAGTTTGGGACTATCATATGGGATATGTTATTTGAACCATTAACTGAGCAGATTAAATCTCTTATAGTAAACGATATTACGGTTATCGTAAACAGTGATCCTCGTATCCAGTCAATACAAACAATAGTTACACAAGTTGAATATGGGTTACAAGTTGAATTAACTTTATTATATGTGCCTTACAACATACAAGAAAGTATGCAGCTTACGTTTGATCAAGCAAACGGTATATCCTAATAAAATACCATATTTTAATTAAAATAAATAAACTAAACGAGGTATGTAATCAATGTCAGTAACTGGCCGCCAAAATAACTTATTTCTAGCAGAAGATTGGAAAAAGATTTACCAATCTTTCAAGAATGCTGATTTTACTAGCTATGATTTTGAAAATCTACGCCGTGTAATGATTGCTTACCTTAGAGAAAATTATCCAGAAGATTTTAATGATTATATTGAATCTAGCGAATATATCGCGTTAATTGATCTCATTGCATTCCTTGGACAGAGTTTAGCATTCCGCATCGACATGAATGCCCGTGAAAACTTTATTGAATTAGCCGAACGCAGGGAAAGCATACTAAGACTTGCTCAATTAATAAGTTATAATCCAAAAAGAAATATCTGTGCCAATGGATTACTTAAAATTGAATCTGTTTCTACTTCAGAGTCTATCATTGATTCTACAGGTAGGAATCTACAAAATATTGAAGTTGTTTGGAATGACATCACTAATTCAAATTGGTTTGATCAATTTATTAAAGTAATTAATGCTTCAATGGTTGACAATATTGAGTTTGGTGTTCCGGAAGATGATCATTTTGTAAATCAAATTTGGACTGAACAGTATCGAATTAATAGTTCTATAAACGATATTCCTATTTTTCCTTTCAATAAGTCAATTGACGGAAAGTCATATTCTTTTGAAATTACAAGCACGATAATAAAGAACGTTACAGGTAATGAAAATGATTGGGCTATTGCTGAAGAATCTCCAACAAGCAAGAATCAAGTAGCATTTATATATAGAGATGATCTTTCGGGTTACGGTTCTATTAATACAGGATTCTTCTTTCATTTTCGAGAAGGTAGTTTACAAAAACAAGATTTTTCATTAACTAATCCAACGCCTAATCAAATTATCAATATAAGTGATACAAATATTAACAATGATGATGTTTGGTTATATTCGTTAAGTCAAGCTGGATTTGAAAATGAACAGTGGACAAAAACTCCATCTATTACGGGAAGTAATGTAATTTATAATAGTATTGATAAAACGATCAAGAATATTTACAGTGTCCAAACAGCAACGAATGATTCTGTTAATTTAGTATTCGCAGATGGAATTTTTGGAATACTTCCAAAAGGATCTTTCCGTTGTTATTACAGGACTTCTAATGGTGTGTCATATTCTATTAACCCAAAAGATATGAGAAGTATTTCGATTACGATACCTTATATTTCAAAAACAGGCGCAGCTGAAACTATACGATTTGTAGCATCTCTAAAATCAACAGTAACTTCAGCAACAGCTAGTGAGTCAAATGATGAAATACGAATAAATGCTCCCGCAACATATTATACACAGAATAGGATGATTACCGGTGAGGATTATAACCTAGCACCATTAAGCTCTAGCCAGAGTATATCTAAAATTAAAGCTATCAATCGCACTTCTAGTGGAATTAGTAGAAATTTTGATATAATTGATGCAACAGGAAATTATAGCACTACTTCGGCATTCTGTTCAGACGGTATTGTTTATAGAAAACCTATAAAGAATCAATTTTATTTTAAATTTAATTCTAGGACTGATATTAACTCAATAATTTTAAATCAAGTTGAGCCTATAATTAAAATGCCCATTATACGTGATTTTTATTATGAATATTATACTCCAAAAAATCTATCTATACCAAGACCAATTTTTAAACAAGTAACGACAAGTTATAATGAAACTAGTGGTTATGTAGTAGATAGTAATTATACTATATCTAAATTAGGAACGTTTACTGGAACTACTTTAAAGTTTATTGAACCAGGAGCATTAGTTAAGTTTATTCCTCCGGATGGAAAGTATTTTTCAAACAACGGAAAGATAGTAAGTGTTCCATCGTCTACAACTACTGATATTATCTGGGCTAAAGTTGTATCAGTAGTTGGTGATGGCAGTGCTAATATGACTGGAAAGTTATCTACAGGAATAGGACCATTAATTTTTAATGTTGTTATTCCTGACGGTGCGATAATCAAACAAGTTCTTCCAAAATTTTTAGGATATATTCCTACAGATATACAATCATTAATGATGGATCTAATTTTTAATTATAAGAATTTTGGAATGAGATATGACATAGAAAATAGATATTGGTATATAGTCTAAGATCGAAATTTAAATATAAGAGAAAGATGGGATTATGGCGCCCATGGTGATAGCACCGGAGCACACTTAGATCGGAGTTGGTTAATATCTTTTGAAACTGACGGTGAAAAGTATACAGTCTCGTATAGGGGGCTAGAGTATTATTTTGAATCGATCGTTGAAAATCGTTTCTTTTTTGATGGAACTAGAAAAATTTATGATAGCACGACTGGTAAGTTACAAAAAGATAAAGTTTCAGTATTAAAAATTAATAATAAACCAGGTGAAGCTTTAGGTTTAGGAATTGATTATCCTTGGCAGATTATTGGTAATACTATTGAAAATGATGGTTATATCAGCACTAAAGCTGTAAGGATTACATTCTGGGATGGAAATGATGATGATATTGTTGACAATCCGGATGCCTTTAATCTCATAGTTTCTCCAGATACAACTAATTTAGATGTTCTTTCATCGACTTATGGTTATAAAACTAATTTTATTTTCTTTGAAAAATATATCACTAATAATTACACAGAAGATTATCGATATATTTTTAACGATTATGTGTCTAATTATATTCGTAAGTTTGAAATTTATCCTTTTGAAAGTTCAATTAATAATTTAATGTCATATACAGATGGACAGCTCTTTTATTTCTATGAAAGTAATATGATAAAAAAGTTTAATAAATCATTATCTTCGTTAGAGATAACAATGGATTATTATGCAGTAATTGGACGTTCTGATATATATTTCCATTACTTACACAATGCTGATTCTACTACAAGAATTGATCCAAGTTCAACTAATATAATTGATTTATATTTGTTAACTAAAGATTATGATACGGCATTTAGACAATATTTAAAAGGAATTACTGAAACAGAGCCATTATCTCCAAGCACTACAAGTTTAAAATTAACTTATGGGAATAATCTAGATATGATTAAAAGTATTAGCGACGATTTAATTTATCATCCAGTTAATTATAAAATATTGTTTGGCAAAAAAGCAGATCCTAAATTACAAGCATCTTTTAAAGTAATTAAAAATAGCGAACAAGTTATAACTGATAATGATATTAAATCAAGGATTATATCTGCTATTAATGATTTTTTTATCTTAGATAATTGGGATTTTGGAGATACTTTTTATTTTACAGAATTAGCAACATATGTAATGAATACTGTTTCACCTTATATTTCAACTTTTGTTATTGTTCCTACAAACAATGATCAGGTTTTTGGTAGTCTACAACAAATTACATCTGCTCCTAATGAGATTTTCATTAGTGGTGCTACCGTTAACGATGTTGAAATAATACCAGCATTAACTTCATCTAGATTAAACGCAACAGGAAATATTGTTACAACATCAGTTGTTAGTGTTAATACCACTAATACAAAAAGTTCTATAAATTATTAATGGAGTTTACATATATAAATGTCTCAGAACAATCAAAATGAATTTCCACTTGTTACAGGTTTAGAAAGTCAAACTGTTAGACAGACTGCTAGACATCTTCCTGGATTTTTTCGAACAGATGCTAATAAGAAATTTCTAGGAGGAACATTAGATCCTCTAACTCAACCTGGAAAACTAACTAGGATTAATTCTTATATTGGTCGTAGAGACATTTCAAATTATAGTTTTGACGATAATTACGAAGAAGAAATTTCAAATGCTAGACAATATTATCAATTAGAACCATCATTTGTTTATGATGATGATGTAACAGGTAATGTTAATTGGTATGCTGATTATAATGATTATATGAATACCTTAAAATATTTTGGAGCGTTTACTGGTAATCATAGTAATTTAAATAAAACTGAATCCTATTCATGGGATCCTAATATTGATTGGGATAAGATTGTTAATTTCCAACAATATTACTGGTTACCAAATGGGCCTGATCCAATAACTATCTTTGGTGAGAATGAAGCTATAACCTCAACATTTACTATAACTTCTAAAAAAGAAAGTGATAATTTAGTTTATATATTTTCTCCAGATGGTCTTTCTGCAAATCCGTTAGTAACCTTATATAGAGGACAGACATATTATTTTAAAATGTATTCTACAGGATTTCCTTTTTGTATTAAAACTCGTTTAGAATTAGACAACATTTATCTTTACACTGGATTTCATAATCAAAATGTAGAAACAGGAACAGTTGAATTTACTGTTCCATATGATGCTCCGAGTGTTCTTTATTATATGAATAATGATGATATTGATTCTTCTGGCATATTTGAAATTAGAGATATCAAAGAAGCTTCGTTTCTTGATGTTGATCAAACTATTACTGGTAAGAAAACATTTAAAAGTTCAGACGGTATTGAATTTATTAATGGTCTTAAGATTAATTTTTCTGGCAATGTTTTTCCAGAAAAATATTCTAGCGGAAATTGGTATGTTGAGGGTGTTGGCGATAAGATTAAATTAATAAATTCTAAAGATCTCGATACTCCTTCTACTTATAATCCAGTGCAAGAAACTCCTTTTGATGGCCAACTTTTTGATTCACAACCTTTTGAATCGGCTGAAAATTATCCAACAGTTAAAGACTACATTGTTATTAATAGATCTTCTAGAGATAGGAATGTTTGGTCCAGGAACAATCGTTGGTTCCATATTAATGTAATTACTATTACAGCAACTATTAATAAACAAGATGCATTGCTTAATCAAGAAAGCAGAGCAATTAGACCAATTATTGAATTTTCTCCTAACTTAAAGCTGTTTAATAATGGATGGATTGCTAAACAAGATGTTGATCTTGTTGATACAACTACGACTGATGTTTTTTCAATAATTGAAGGAACAACAAAATTCTTTATTGACGAGACACAGATATATCCAGGATATAGAATCCTATTTACAGCAGATACTGATATATTAGTTTCTGGAAAAATTTTCCAAGTAATTAATATTTTCAATGCTAATAAAAATCAAACACAGATATCTTTGCAGAGTGTAGACGACACTAATCCGATCGAAGGACAAGTAGTTTATATTACTAAAGGAACAGTTAATAAAGGTAGCTCATTCTATTATCAGGACGGTAAATGGATTAAATCTCAACAGAAGATCAAGGTAAATCAATCACCACTATTTGATTTGTTTGATGAGAGTTACAATAGTTTTTCAAATCTAACTTTTTATCCATACAATAATTTTCCTGGAAATAAAATTTTTAGTTATCAGATAGGATATGGAACTACAGATACTGAATTAGGATTTCCAATTTCATATAACTCTATTAATAACATTGGAGATATACAGTTCTCATTTGATTTACAAAAACAATCATGGACATATCAAAACAATAATATATTAGATACTATAAATTCTTATTCTGGATTTTTTAGAAGATTAAACGATGATGGAACATTTTCTCATTTTAATGGATGGGTTAGAACATATAAGAGATTAGAACAACCTGTAGTAAGAATTTTAAAAGTTACAAAAAAAGATACTACATTAATTCCAATTGATGTTTATGATAATAGTGCTGATGTATCTGGATTATCGATCCGCGTGTATGTTGATAATAAAAAAATAAACAGTTCAGAAATTTCTTTTGAAAATATCCAAGGATATTATTATATAAAATTTTCTACTACATTGACAATCGGACAAAAAGTTGTATATAAAGTTTATTCAACTATGAATAAGAATGCCAGAGGATATTATGAAATTCCAAATAATTGGCAAAATAATCCATTAAATAAAACGGTAGATCTATTTACCTATGGAGAAGTTGTTGATCACGTTCGTTCAATGACTGATACTCTTCTATCATTTTCTGGTAGTTTTCCAGGTCAGAGTAATTTAGCTAATATTGGTCCTATTTCACATTATGGTAATCGATTCTTACAACATGCTGGATCAATGCCTTTGTCTGTGTTTGTAATGACTGATAAACATGCTAACATTATAAAGGCTTTACGTTATTCTTCCACAAAGTATTCAGCATTTAAGAAAGAATTTATACGATTAGCTACTATAACAGCAGTTGATGGAACTCCTGCTGAAATAGTTGATTCAATCTTAACAGAATATATAAAATCAAAATATTATAAATTATCTCCGTTTTATTATTCTGATATGATAGCAGCAGGTCCGTCATCTGTAAGAAAATACACTGTAGAAGATCCTAGATTTCCAGTATTTGTTATTGATAGTATTTTTACACCTATGACTTCTGATAAACGACAGATACTAGTTTATGTAAATGACATACAATTAATATATGGAATTGATTATACTTTTGAAACTACTGATGCTTTTGTAATCATATCTAGATTGTTAAGAGTTGGTGATATAATATTAATCAAAGACTATTCTACTACTGATGGTAGATCTTATATTCCATATACACCTTCAAAGCTTGGTCTATATCCAAGTTACATTCCACGTATATATCTCGACGACACTTATGCAACTCCGACTAATGTTATACAAGGACATGACGGAAGTATAATAAAAACCTACGGTGATTATCGTGACAACTTAATACTTGAATTAGAAAAAAGAATATTCAATTCTATTAAGATCAACTATGATACATCAATTTTTAACATTGATGATATAGTAGGCGGATATTATAGAAAAACAGATTTTCCTCAAAATGAGATTAACAATCTCTTGTTAAATGATTTCTTAAGATGGAATCTAATAGCAGATTTAGATCTTAATAGTAATGATTACTATCAAGATGAAAATACATTTACATACAATTATAATAATGCTTCGGGTCCAAGTGGTAAAGAAACTCTTTACGGTTATTGGAGAGGAATTTACAAATATTTTTATGATACAGATCGCCCTCATACTTGTCCATGGGAAATGCAAGGGTTCACTGTTAAACCTACATGGTGGGATACATTATATGGTGAAGCACCATATACAAATGAAAACAAAATTATGTGGGATAATATTGAAAATGGAGTAATTGCAGATCCACTAAACAGTAGAGTAAATCTTCGATATGCTAGAACTGGATTAAGCAATCATATCCCTGTTGATGGAGAAGGAAATTTACTTAGTCCGTTAGATAGTAATTTAACACAAAACTTTTCATTAATTAATGCTAAAAATGATTATTCTTTTGGTGATCAAGCACCTGTTGAAACTGCTTGGCGCCGTTCAAGTGAATTTCCATTTTCTATTATTTCTTCACTATGTGTATTAAGAGGTGCTGAATTTATTGGAAAGATGTGGGATAGATTTACTATCAAGAGAAATATTGCAGGTCAAATTTATTCTACTGTTTCGGATTTAAAAATACAACCATCTAATCTTACTTTTCCTAATCAGACTAATTCTAATGATACGTCTGTAACAGTTACTTCTGGATTAGTTAATTTTATTGAAGAATATTTAAAAGATATAAAATCAACTAATACAGATTTATATAAAATAGCATTGCAAAATCTAGATGCTAAACTATCCTATCGTATGGCTGGATATACAAGTAAAGATCAAATAAATGTATTACTTGATAGCCGTAGTCCAAATGCTACAGGAACTATATTTTTACCTAAAGAAAATTACAAAGTATTTTACAACAAAAGCTCACCTGTTATTTCTATATCATATAGCGGTGTTATCATTGAAAAGATAGGATCTT